GGCGATTCACGGTCTGAACGCTGAGGCTGAGTTGGCAAACATCCTGTCAACTGAGATCCTCGCTGAAATCAACCGCGAAGTCATCAGAACCATCTACAATGTTGCCGTTCCTGGTGCTCAGGCTAATGTTGCTACCGGTGGTACTTTCGACCTGGACGTTGACTCCAACGGTCGCTGGTCTGTTGAGAAGTTCAAGGGTCTCATCTTCCAGATGGAAAGAGACGCTAACGCCATCGCCCAGCAGACTCGTAGAGGAAAGGGTAACATGATCCTCTGCTCTGCTGATGTTGCTTCTGCACTCACCATGGCAGGTGTTCTTGATTACACCCCTGCACTTAACGCTGGTCTTAATGTTGATGACGCTGGTAACACCTTCGCTGGTGTTCTCCAAGGTAAGTATCGTGTCTACATCGATCCTTATGCTGCCAACGTTTCTGCTAATCAGTATTACGTCATGGGTTATAAGGGTTCTTCACCTTATGACGCTGGACTCTTCTACTGTCCTTATGTTCCTCTCCAAATGGTTCGTGCCGTTGGTGAGAACACCTTCCAGCCCAAGATCGGATTCAAGACTCGCTACGGCATGGTCGCTAATCCCTTCGCCCGTGGCGCTTCCCTCGATAACCCTGGCGTTATCGCTCGTAACTCTAACAAGTACTATCGTCGCGTTAAAGTTACCAACCTCATGTGATCCATCGGATTTACAAGGTTCAACACAGACCCCCGCAAGGGGGTCTTTTTTTGTCTAAATACAGATAAAAGCATTTCTGAGATGAAACCGACCCCTAGAGAGCATAAAGAAGCACTGGATCGTCACGCTAAACTCATTAAACATCTGATTGATGAAGGTTATGCGGAAGATGAGGATTCTGCAAATAATATTATCATGGGTATGAGTGAAGAATGGTATTCATTGATAGTTGACTAATGAAAAACTTTAGTGATTTCATTTTGGAGGCATCTGTAAAAAAATGCCCTCCAGGGCAATATTATTGTTATACTGACAAAAAATGTAAGAAGATCCCCAAAGGATATCATGTTGGTGGTAGAGGATACTTAGCAAGAGATAATGATGACAGTGACGGAGATTCTGACAAGAATGGGAACGGTGGGAATGGTAATGGAAATGGTGGCAGTGGGAATGGCGGCAATGGTAATGGTGGTGGCAATGGGGGTGGTAATGGAGGATAATAATGGCGACTAGACAACCATTTGATAATCAAATATCTAACAGGAACTTTCTTGCACCTGTTGGGTTCAAATTTACTTTGGCAAAAGAACCAAAGGTTTCTTTTTTCTGCAACTCTGCTAGAATACCAGAGATAACACTCGGTAATGCCGTACAACCATCATATCTCAAGGACATTGATGTTCCAGGTGAAAAATTAAGTTATGGAGATTTTTCGCTCAGATTTTTAGTTGATGAGAATCTTGAGAACTATATGAAGATTCACAATTGGATGACTGGTTTAGGATTCCCAGAAACAACTCAGCAATTCAAAACATTGACAACTGATGAAATTTCTGGGGAGGGAGCACTTGATCAGCAGTTTAGTGATGCAAGTCTTCATATCTTAAATAGCAATCTCAGAGATATTGCTATTGTAAAATTCAGAGATTTATTTCCAGTTGCTCTTTCGTCTCTGGAATTTGATGCATCTGACACTGACATCAATTATTTTACGGCAGATGTCACTTTCAAATACACAATCTATGATATACTAGGATCAGACGGAAGAACACCTCTCTGATTATTTGACTTTTTATTATGGACCTTGATAAAATTCAATCGATGTGGGAAAATGATTCCGTCATTGACCCGGACAATCTTCATGATGAAAGTTTGAAGATCCCACAATTACACTGCAAATATTACACTATCTACAACACTATCACCTTGTTGCGGGAAAGAGCACGAGACTCTTACAATAAGGTGAAGTTGGAAAGATATAATTACTACACTGGAAAAGCACCAGCTGAGGTATATGCCGAAGAACCATTTCCCTACAAAGTGAGGGAGAAAGATGCAATTCAACGCTATATTGAAGCAGATGAAAAACTGACCAAGTTGGATCTAAAAATTAGATATTACGATACCACACTTAAGTTTTTAGAAGAGATTATTAAGACAATTTCTAACAGAACTTTCCAAATTAAAAATGCAATTGAGTGGCATAAGTTCCAAACTGGATTTGGTTAAACATTGCTAAATATTTGATATTGATCTAGATGTATGTCACATTTGATTATATCAAAGAAGAATGAAGTTTATCTTCATATTGAATCTGAGATTCATGTTCATTATGAATTAGCAGATCAATTTACTTTTGAAGTGCCAGGAGCACAGTTTTCTCCGTCCTACAAGAAGAGATACTGGGACGGAAAAATTCGTTTATTTAATGTTCAGACAAAAGAAATTTATATTGGACTATTAGACAGAATCGTTCAGTTTTGTAAAGATCACAAATATACTTACGAATTCAAAGATAACAAATATTACGGATTGCCATTTGAAGTCAATGATGGCATATCAAAAGAAGGTGTCAAGGATTATGTAACTGCAATATCAAGACACAAACCTAGAGATTACCAAATTGATGGGGTGTACGACGCCTTAAGGCATAATAGAAAACTGCTGATATCTCCAACTGCTTCTGGAAAGTCTTTGATGATATATTCTCTTGTGAGATATTACGTTGAAAAGCAACAAAATATTCTGATAGTTGTTCCGACGACTTCGCTAGTAGAGCAGATGTATAAAGACTTTGAAGACTACGGATGGAATGTGGGTTCATACTGTCACAAAGTCTATGCTGGAAAGGAGAGGGAGACAGATTCCCAGGTTATTATAACGACTTGGCAGTCTATCTACAAACTTCCAACTCAATACTTTTCTAGATTTAATGTTGTAATCGGAGACGAGGCACATCAATTTAAATCCAAGTCATTAATATCTATAATGACAAAACTTGCAAATGCCAAGTATCGATTTGGATTTACAGGAACTCTTGATGGGTCACAAACTCATAAATGGGTTCTTGAAGGACTGTTTGGTCCTTCCTATAAAATTATAAAAACAGATGAATTGATGAGTAAGGGTCACTTGGCCAAACTCGATATCAATGTGATTCTACTGAAGCACTTACCGAATAGATTTGAAACTTATGAGGATGAAGTTAAATACATCATAGGTCATCAGCGAAGAAATAAATTCATCAAAAATCTAGCACTGGATCTAAAAGGAAACACTTTGATTCTTTTTGCAAGAGTTGAAGGACATGGGCAACCACTATACGAATTAATAAATAATAGTAACCAGATTGAAAACCGTCATGTCTTTTTTGTTCATGGTGGCGTAGACACCGAGGACAGAGAGAAAGTTAGAGAAATTACTGAGAAAGAAAACAATGCGATCATTGTAGCATCTTATGGAACTTTCTCCACAGGAATTAACATTAAAAACCTTCATAACGTTATTTTTGCTTCTCCATCTAAGTCAAGAATTAGAAATCTACAGTCAATAGGAAGAGTCCTTAGAAAAGGGGACAAAAAAACAAAAGCAACTTTATATGACATTGCTGATGATATCAGTTACAAATCTAGAAAAAATTACACACTAAACCACTTAATTGAAAGAATCAAAATTTATAACGAAGAAAATTTCAATTACGACATCGTAAACATACCGCTAAAAAACTAATGGGTGAAGAATTCTATTCAATCATAAAACTAGTATCAGGAGAAGAAGTTTTCTCTCTCGTTTCTGTTGATGAAAACGATGGAGACCCTCTTCTGATTCTTCAGAATCCAATTATTATGAAATTAATCCATCACAGAAGTGGAATGCACATTAAAATAAAACCATGGATGGACCTAACAGAAGATGATTTCTTTATTATCAGATCTGATAAAATTATTACGATGACCGAAAGTAATGATCATCGACTGATTGAAATCTACAATAACTATATTGAAGAATCCGAAGAAGAAGATATGGAGTTTAGGAATCCAAACGAATTAAATACCAAACCATCTAGTAAGATGGGATATGTTGCTTCTGTTGAAAAGGCAAGAAAGGAATTAGAAAATATTTTCAATAAAGAAATACAAGAGAATCAATCTCCTGAATAGCTAGCTATATCTCATCTCTAACGGCGACAAACCTAGTCTACATAGAATTAACCAACTTGTCAAGCCCTCAAAGTGTGCTATAATATTAACATTATTAATTAGGGCGGGAAACTCAATGCTATGCCTAAAAAGAAGACAGAACACTATGTAAACAATAGGGAATTGCTAGAGGCAATGATTGTTTATCGTGAGAAGGTAAATGTTGCACGAGAAAAATTTATCAAGAAATATGATAAAGAACCTCCGAAGTCTGGAGCATGGGAAGGTAAACCCAGGATTCCAAATTATCTTGGAGAGTGTTTCCTAAAGATTGCAACTCATCTTTCTTATAAACCGAACTTTGTCAACTACATGTTCCGTGAGGACATGATTTCTGATGGCATTGAAAATTGCGTTCAATACATTCACAACTTTAATCCAGAGAAGTCACAAAATCCTTTTGCTTACTTTACTCAGATTATTCACTATGCTTTCTTGAGAAGAATTCAGAAAGAGAAAAAGCAGTTAGAGATCAAAACCAAAATCATTGAACGCACAGGATTTGATGAGGTCATGGTTATTGACAGCAATGAACTTGCAGGTAATAATGCTGACTATAACACCATTAAAGACAACATTCAGTATAGAAACCGATGAAACTGACAAAAGAACTTGCCACTGCTCTGGAGAACCTGGGATGGCAAGATGGCGATAATATCGCTGTGGAAATTGGTGGCACTTCAGTCTATGAGATTGAGGGTGCTGGCACTAAGTGGGCACCGGTTAAGGGGACTCGCAAGTATAACAAAGACGCATTCATTGTCATTAAAAACTTAGATCGTAATCCCACCGTTCCTTCTCAACCCAATCCTGACCTTAAGGCACATCATTTAGAATGAAAGTAGCAATTATCACTGATACTCACTATGGTGCTCGTAAAGGTTCTAAACACCTTCATGACTACTTTGAAAAATTCTATGATGATGTTTTCTTTCCCACTTTAGAGGCAGAGGGAATCACCACTGTTATTCATATGGGTGATGCTTTTGATAGTCGCAAGTCGATTGATTATCAAAGTCTAGAGTGGGCAAAGAGAGTTGTGTTTGATAGACTCAAAAAGTATGATGTTCATATGATTGTGGGTAATCACGATTGTTATTACAAAAATACTAACAATGTGAATTCACCAGGTCTTCTTCTTCAAACTTATAAGAACATAAAAACTTATAATAAAATTGA